CAGAGAGTGGGGCAGCACATGGCCATGGCATAGTGTCTAGTTCTCGAACTTCATAGTCAGCGATATCAACATATTTCAATGGAAATGGGCGGGCTGGGACAGCATACTTCTCAATACTTTTAAGAAGTGGAGATTCTCCACTTTCATTTCTAGGATCTTTAGGATTAAGAACAGCGGGTTCCATTGTATGGGGGGTGACTTGATCGAATAAGATGGACGGTTTTAAACTAGTCTTATCACTTTGTCTTGGGGCTAAGTGTCCTGGAAGCACTCCAAGGTATGAATAATTTCCTTGAGGCATAATGTGGGGTACAGCTTCTTCTCCCTTAAAGATATTTAATGGAGCATCTTTTACACCAATTGCACCTGTAGCACAATCTCTCAACAATTCCTCACAGTATTGTTTCGTAACAAGAATGGATAATCCTTGACTTGCATTAGCAACACCACCAACGTGAATTCCAACTAACTTAGCTCTTATTTGGGGATGATATACAGCAAGAACAGATCCACAATCACCTTTTTGCGTATTGCCATCAAACCACCATCCAAATTGAGCTGGGACGTTTAATGCTTCATTCGCTGCTGAATAACAAACTGTCTTTTTTGTTGGGGCAATGGTTCCATGATTAAATCTCCATTTATCATCTTTAAAATTCACTAATACTCCAGCCGCACTATTAATTAATCCAACTTGGTGATCATCCATAAAATGATGGTAAACTTTCTTCTGACAAGGAACTATTATTGAAAATTCATATACGCAAACATCCATGGATCCACTCCCTTGATGTAATCTCTTTGGTTCATAATAATCAACAAAGGTTCCATACGAGTTGGTCAATTGTATTGCTGCTCCTTCCTTACATCCACTAAAGAAGTGTTTTGGAAACAAGAAACATCTTCCAACCAAAGCAAATGTGAACATATGGTTAACTTCTCCATTCTGACCACACACGATCGTAGCTCTATACAAGTTCTTAGGTGTCACACTTTCTAAAATGGCATCAGTTTGAGGATCATTAGTTCCTTGTGTTTGTAATCCAGCATGAATCACTCCTCTTGGACCTCGTGCTAAATTCATTTTAGCTTTCATCTTAGTAACACTATCACCAGATGGAAAAAATTGTGGCTCAATTTCCTCTTCTCCAAAGAAGTTCTTAATCAAAGCATATATGGTGCCTCCTGCTGTTCCAACGATAGCCAATGTTGATAAAATAGCAAGTAAGGGTCGTTCTTGACACCACTTGGTAATTCTTTCCCACACAGATTTCATTGCTTCAGCAATCTTTCGTCCTTGTTTAATCATTGAGTCAAAGAAAGATGGTCTTATATCTTTAGTTATTTCTTGTTGAGCTGCTCTTTTACGTTCATAATAATCAAGTTGTTGAGCCTTCTCGCGCTGTTTTATAATTTCTTCACGTTGTTGTATTTTGTCAAGTAATTTGACAGCCTTTTCTGACGTCAATCTATCAACTTCTTCCTGAGTAATATCCTTATATAAATCTTCTCTAACAAACAAGTTCTCTTCAAAAGGTTCACTCATTGCCTCCTGAACTGCATCAAAGTCTATCCAGTCCGGGTTTTTCTCAGCAAGAATCTTTTCATTAACAAGTGACTTTGCAATATTGGGAATAAAGACTTCATTTTTCAACAATACACGTCTTTGTCCTATATAAAAACGAGCCATTACTTTACGAATATCAATTTGCATTTCTTCCCAAGTCATGGGGTCACCAATCTTACGCTCCTCATATGTTAAGTCTTTTCCACCAGTCTTTCT